AGTATGGTTCAATGTTGTATATTCCATCTTAATCTCATAAAAGTCATTAGCTTTCATTATCTCTATAAAGTTCTGATAATCTTTCTTTTCTACAAAAATATCAATATCGTTATGGGCTCTTGACTGATGTCCAAGCAGCGCATCTACACCCCAGCCACCATCAAGAAAGACTTTAATCTCCGCATCTATCGCAAATTGAAGAATCTGTTTTACATCTGTTATATTGACCATCTTATCATCTCCAGTGTATAAGAAAAATAAGCGGCAAATTGGTTGAGCGAATATGTTTGCCGTCTCATAATTCACCTTTATGTTAACCACCTTCGGCGAATCCAAAGGCGCATTAACGATTAAAATACCATCCAAAAAACCATTATCAAATGCCGAAATCACGAAAAAAGATAAATTTTCCCCATCACCGATTCATCGAGACGTCACGGCGTTACGCTGTCATCTGTGCAGGCAGCGTAGCATATACTTTCAGACGAAATAAAAAGAAATAATTAATTCAATGCTTTAAATATTTTTAAAGCATCTGATAAAGACTTAACATCATGGGTGCGGATATAATCTGCACCCTTATTGTTTGCATAAATTTCGGCAGCTAAAGTGGGAGCCAAACGATTTTTAACATCTGTTCCGGTTATCTTTCCTAAAAAAGACTTTCGAGAAAGAGCTATCATTACGGGTAAACCAAAAGTTTTGCTAATGTATGGGAATCTCTTTAAAACAAACAAAGAGGTTTCCGGATTAGAACCTAAAAAGAAACCCATTCCGGGATCTAAAATAATCCTTTCTTTATCAATTCCAGCAGCAACCAATGCATTAATTCTTTCTTTAAAAAACTGCATCATTGATCCAAAAACTTCTTCAGGATTAGTATTAATTTTAGTAGCAACTCCCAATCGCTGAATTGAATGCATTAACACCAATCCACAATCCGATTTAGATAAAACCTCATAAAATTCCGGAAATGGGAAACCCTGTATATCATTTATATAATCAACTCCAGAATCGATACAAAAACGCTGAACTTCAGGTTTAAATGTATCAACCGAAATTTTTATATTTTGTTTCTTTAATGCTTTTATAACAGGTTTAAGTCTCTTTATTTCTTCTTCAACACTTACATCTGTAGTGTCCGGATTACTGGATGCTGCACCTAAATCAATAATATCAGCACCATCCTCAGCTAATTTCAAAGCATGCTCGATAGCTTTTTTTGAATCTAAATAAAGACCTCCGTCAGAAAAGCTATCCGTTGTAATATTTACAATTCCAAAAATTTTACTCATTTAAATCGCACTTGATTTGCAAAATTAGTATTTATCTCAATTGGCAGAACCACGCTTACTTAAATTAACACATTTTCCCTATCTTTGCATCCTGTCAATCAGGGTGTGCCACAGTTTTTTATATGAAACCTGCTTCATGTTGAATCTCCGGAATACATCCTCCCTATACTTTTTTAATATATGCACAATCAAGGCTTTTTTCAAGCATAAATCTTCGATTTCTAAAAGAAAAATTCGATTTCTCGACAGAAAACGCAGGCTTTAAGGCTTGGGAATCTTTACGAAATCCGATTGCTGAGGTGGGACGGGAGCCAGCCGACCACGACCTGGTTGGTGTCGTCGTCCCAGAAGAAGTAGATCCGCATACAGTAGCGGTCCTCATGCCGGTTGCCGCGCTCCAGATGGAACTGAAGGAACACCCGCTGTGTGGTTCCGATGGGATAGTTGACGTAGTAGGCATCGCCTTCCTGCCCGGCGCGGCTCTTGTCGATGGAACCGGAGAAGTCCATCCCGTATTGGGCGAGCGCGTCCCGGAACGCCTTGTCCGTCCCCGTTCCCATCCGGGAGTCTCGGTACTCGTTGGCGAGGATCAGCAGGGCCCGGTAAACCATCCCGACTTCGGTATATTCGGCCTTCGACGCCGCCCGCTCCGCGCGTGGCAGCAGGATCAGCCGCCCGGCGAGATGTTCTTTCACCCATTCGCCCATGACCTTGTAGTTGTCCGGGATCTGGATTTCCTTGTCCGGAGACTCGCCGCTCTGCCGGATCAGGTGTGCGCGGAGCGCGTCCAGCCGAAGCCGAAGCGCGATGTTTTCCTGCTTGTAGTATTCGGCCTCCTCGGTCGCCTTTTCCAGTTCGCCCAGCCAGTCGGCGTTCTCATCTTCCGCCGTCTGCAGCTTCCGCTGAAGCGCGGCGATGTGGTTCTGCATCGCCAGTTCCCGTTCCGGGGCGTTGGCGAGGTGCATTGCGTGGGCCATTTCCAGTTCGGCGGCAAGAATTCGGGCGTCCGGCACGAAGTAAAGGCCGCTCCAGTCGGTCCGGCTGGTGGACGCGACCCGATGGGCGGTGTCGATCAGAAACGCCGTGTAGCCCCGTTCTCCGCGCAGCCCTTCGTAATTCCAGAACCAGATCTTGTCTTTGAAATTGCCGGGATGGTGTGCAGGGGAACCGTTGTCGAAATCGATCTTCGGGAAATAGGTCCGACAGGCTCCATCGTAAACAGACCAGCTCTTGCCGACCGCTTCGGTCAGGGCATACGCGCTCTGAAAATTGATCCGCGCGACAATGGCGTAACCCTTGACCCGGTTCGCCAGATACTCGGCGTTGACCAGATACTCGGGCGCTGAGGGCGTTAAACGCCACGCATTCCGGTTTACGGCGGAAATGACGATCACCGGCAGGGAACGGTAAGGGTCTTCCAGCAGAGCCACCAGCGCCGAAACATCCTCCGGCGTGTTGACCAGCCACAGATTGGCCGTAACGGGCCGTCCCTGCGCGAGGAGGCCGCACCCGAGCAAAGACTCGACCAGCAGCAGTTTCGCCTGTAAAGCCTTCACATCGGTCCCGAAAGCCGTATCGATCTTCATTCCGAAGATCAGCCGGTCATCTTCCCGGACAAGAGAGACGTCGTAATACCACAACGTCCCGTCCTTGCTGGTGAATTTGAACCGGATCGCCCACAGCATCCGCTCCGGGACGGCGACACATTCGCACTGGCGGTTCTCGTCCTGGATTTCAAAGCTGCGATGTTCCGCCGCTTCGGGCGGCAGTTTCGTATAAAGCGATTTGGCGACAAATGGTAGAATCAGCCCGATGATCCGGGAAAAGGAATTTTCCATGCCGTCCGGACAGAGGACATCTGCGCGAAGCTGATAGACAGTCGCGCGGGTGGCACGGGGCTGAAATTGATTATGAAACGTTGGCATGAAAACTCCGTTGTATTGCAATGTAATATAGCACAGAAACGCCCGAAATGGAAGCCGTCATTTTGATTTTCCTTACAGTTCACCCGGCTGCTTTCGCCGCTCCGCGGCCGCCGTCTCGCTCAGTTCGAAGTGCTCGCAGGCCGGATCGGAATAGTTGATCTCGACCGGATTTTCGAGATCGAAAATGCACTGTTCCCGGTCGCCGTCCTCATCCCGGAAGAAGCAGTCGATGCAATGTTCACACATGATGCTCACCCGTGCATCCACCAGCGCCAGACGCGGACCGCCATGAAGCCGATGAGCGCGATCCCGGCGAGGATGAACATCACTATCCCCAGCGTGAGCGAGAGATACATCCCGCCCAGCCCGGCCGCGATGCTGCTGAACAGCACCGCCAGCACGATAGCCTCGACGAGTTTGATGGTTTTTGCCGTTTGTTCGATCAGAATCGTGTTTGTCATTTTGCGCCTCACTCTCTGTTTTTCCAGTCGCCGCTGGCGATGACCTTTGCCTGCGGCGGGATGTTGTCCATCACGTAGACCCATGCTTCGACCGTGTCACCGTCCTCCAGCGTTGCCGGGACAAGCATCCTGTCGTAGAGCCGGGGGTAGCCCTCCAGCCTATCCACGGCGGGCCAGTCGGCGATGGGGATTTCGATCAGCTCCGCGTGGACCGTGTTGTCGCCCTCCGGCCGGAACGCCGGGAAATGCCAGCCGGTGTCGTAGATCGTTCCCTTGATCGTGCAGGGCTGAATACTGACGGCATTCCGGCAGTAACGGTGATTGCATTCTCCGGTCATCAGCGTTCCGTAGGCGATGATCTGGACTGTGTTCATGCTCTTTTCCTCCTGGTTGTGAAATTGTTTTTTACACGATAGAATCTTGCCCCTTCCGAGCAGATTTTCCGGTATTCTTCGGGATAGCGTTTGCCGCTCCTGGCGGCCTTCGTCGCGGCGGTCATCTCGTAGGTGACCGCGAGGTAGGTTTCGCCCTGGAACTCCACATCGAGCCACATCCGGCGATAGACCTTCGGGTATCCCTCGCGGGCATCCAGCGACCGCAGGTTCCGCTCCGAGATCAGGTAGAGGACCCCGTGGACCTCGGCCCCCTCGCGGAAGTCGATGTCGGCGTAGAGCCGTTCCGCGAGGCGGTAGTTCCGGAGGATGCCGACTCCGAGCGCGGTCGCGCCGGGGCAGCGCTGCCCCATCCGGACCGGGTTCATGTTGGAGCCGTAGGCGAAGTATAGAATCGGACTTTTCATGGCGCTCCTTTCTGCTTTTGCGTTTATGTCTGACCCGGCGTATATATAAGCGTGGATTCTCAAATATAGCAACTTGAATATGAGGAAAATATCGAAGAATATCGAATGCCCTTTCCCGGCCCGGACAGGCTCCTGTGACGCGAGGTTTTTATTACCACGATCAGGCCGATTTGACCCGCCCCCGCATAAGCGGACGTTGGGGCGTTTCCGGGCCGCTGTGGGCATAATTTTATGCGCTGACCTCGTGCGGAGGGCCATAATAATTTCTCCATATTTTCGAGATTTTTCCGCACTTACGACTTGCATAAGTGCGGAATCCATGCTCACAGGTCGTACAGGAGGAGCCGTATCCTAGCAATGCGGTCCGAGACATGCTCGCGCAGTGCGGCGGTGTAGGGAGTGTCCTTCTCCTCCGAAGGGAGCCCATTCAGTATTTTCCAGTAGATGTCCTCGGCGGCTCCGGCGCTCTCCACGGCCTTTCGGAATTCGGCATCCGCTTTCAGCCGGAGTTCCAGTTCCGGCGTCTTGTCGGCGATGCCGGTCTCCACGGCGAATTCGTACATGGTCCGGAACCAGGATTCCGGACTGATTTTCGCCATGTTGCCCCGGCAGTGGAGTTCATCGGCAAGATGCCGACCGGGGCGGCCGTCGAGGAAATCGCGGATGTTCTCCGCCGACCATGACGGCATTGCCGCCGCTACCCACAGGAAGGCGGCCTTCCATTTTGCTCCGGCCTTGCCGCGACCGTGAAGTGCCGCAGTTCCGTAAAAACCGTAGTCCTTGTTTTGCGATTCCAGAATTTCCATTTTCAAATCCTTTCTATGAGCCGCCCCTCGGCGGGGCGGCCTTGTTTCGTGTTCAGCGATGCTGTTCCAAATCCCGCAGAGCCTCGGCCCGTGCCTTTTCGATACCTGCCGGACTCATGTCGGAGATGAAGGCGACTCCGAATGCCGGAGGCGGCAGTGGATTTTTTTTCAAATCGAGGAAGGTGGTGCAGAGCTGGAACAACTCGACCGGGGCTTTGGCGTCCGTGAAGTCGCCGTTTCTCTTCCCGCAGACGATCAGCGCGTTCCCGGCGATGCCCTCCGATTTCGGAAACCGGAATCCCGCTTCCCAATTCCGGAGTTTCCCCTCCTCGTCTACGATGGCGAGGTGGTTTCCACCGATCTGCAGAACCTGAACCATCTCGCAGCCGATCTTTTCGTAGAAGGCTTCCAGTTTGTTTTCGATCTGAACTTCCTCGACCGTGCGGCCGACCGCGTTGATGAAAATCGCTCTCATGGCGAGCTCCTTTCCGGGCTTCCGCCCATTTGCTTTTCGCGCTTTCCGGCGAGGTTCCGGACCTCGCCCTTGACAGCGACATACATTGCCGCTGAACTGCGGATATATCCAGTCCACAAGTCGTTTATAATCAAGATATATTATCGGGAAATCTTTATTTTTCGACTTGCTTTTTCGACATCTCCCGAATATGTCCCGAAACCGGGGCGAAAATTACCTCGTCTTCCTCCAGTTCGTATCCGGCGAAGTTCAGCGCCGTGAGCCTCTGGAGGAAGACGATGGCGGCCTTTTCCGGAGGTCCGGTCAGTTCGAAGTCCGCCTGGCCGATGCCGTCCAGCACCCGCCGCATGAAGGCGAGCGGATCGAGGCTGGCGGTGAACGGGCTCATCTTCATCGCCTCCACGATGGCAATGGCGGACGGTCCGGAGAAGAACTCTCCGGTGCATTCCACGGGGTGGCCTTCGAAGTCGGTTTCGTAAATGCGGATTTTCACTTTATCGCTCCTTTCACGTTGGGCTTTATTTCGCGCACACGGGCCTCTGTCGCGGCGAACGGCTCCGAATGACCTACAGGCCGATGCTGGTCTGACCATAAGATCGCACGTTGCCCCCTGACTCTGCCCGTGTGGGCATATTTTTATTACGGCATCGAGTGCCGATGGGTCTGAAAATATTTGCGATTTTTGCGAAAATGACCCCGATGGCAACTTGCATTTCAAGTCAAGTCATGCTCGGCAGAAAATCGCAAATATATTTTCAAACTTTCTGCGAAAAAGGACTTGCATAACAAATCAAGCCATGCTCGCGCACTTTTTCGAGATTTTTTTTTCAAACTATTTTCAAAGAACCGCTTGCATTCGCTGCAAGCCATGCTGATTCCGGAGGGCCGGGGTTCCGGCCCCCCCGTTCCGTTTTACCGGCCTTCCGGTCTGCCGTTCTTCCATGCCGAACTTCCCGGCATCCGCTTCATCAGGTGCATCCGGGTGTTCTTGAACTCCGGCCCGATGAGGCCGAGGCGGAGGAGGAAAACCCGGAGGTCGTACTTGGCGCTTGCCGGATTGTAGGGGCGCTGTTTTTTGGTGGAGGCGCAGGCCGCGGTCTTGGCTTTCGCCGCAATCGCGAGACAGAGGATGATGTGCGTCTTGACCTCTCCGGCGTGGGTCGTGCCGTTGAAGAGGCGGAACTCGACCGTTCCCATCCGCCACACGTTGTTGAGGTTGATGTCGCGGTAGCGGGCCCCGTCGTAGTGCGAGGGATTCGGGTTCCGGTAACCGAACCAGGCCTCGTTGAGGGCCTCGCGCGTGGTCGGCTTCGCCTTTTCGAGGCGGGCGATGAACTCGCGGTCGGTGCGGCGGGTGTAGTGCTGAAGGCGGCGTTCGAGGGTTCCGGCCGCCTTGAGGATCAGCTCCTCCTGCTTGTAGAAAATCCGTGCGATGTTGGCGATTTGGCGGGCGTCGAAATCGGCGATTCCGACGTGGACGTGCTGGGAGGTGCAATCGGGCGTCCTGGCCCCGGCGTGCCGCAGGGCGCGAACTACCGCCTGCAGGGTGTCGAGGTCGTCCCATTTCAGAATCGGGGTGACCACCTCGGCGCTGGTGGCGCGGTCGGTCAGGCTGCCATCGCTGATGGCCTTCCAATGCCGACCGTCCGGCGCGATCACCGTCCACTCGTCGTAGCCGCCGCCGGTGTGGCGGACCGTGCCGCCGATCACGCTCTGGATCGCTTTGGCTGCCACCTGGCGGGCGATTCCGGTATATTCAAGCTCGGTTCCGAAGGTCAGGCTTTTCATGGTTTCGATTGCGTTCTGCATTTTTGTATCTCCTTGATTTTGTTTATGTTATCGTTCTTTGATTTTCTAAAACGTAACATGTCATGGAAGTACGAATTAGCGAGTCGAAAATGCAAGAATTATTAAAATTAAAGTCGTTAATTATCAACATTTTATGCAATTTTCGACTTGCTTTTTGCAGAAGTGGAGCTGCTCTGGAAAATTACCGCTTTTTCAGGCCGATCCCAGCGAAGTTATAGTTCCCGCGCCGGATCTCCGCATGGTCGGCTTCGACGGCCTGCCGGTAGTCCTCACGCTGGGTTTCTTTGTCCTTGCAATCCATGCAGAGGACGTCGTGATTGTACATGCTCATGATCCGGCAGCCATTCAGCGGCTTCCCGCACCGATCGCAGTTTTGAACTTCAAAAAATCTGTCTTTCATACTCATTGTTCCTTTCCAATAATTACTTGCATTTCGATCCAGTCCGGATCGTTGTAAAGGCCGTAAACCAGCCAGCTGCCATCCTCGTAAAGGTAGAGATAGTCGGCTGCCAGGTCGCCTTTGCCGTTGTGGTAATATTCGTCAATTGACGCGAAGCTACTCGCCGGTTTCAGTGGTTCGCTGGCATCGCGGTGATATGCGACCGTCAGATCTCCGGCGTTGGGATCATCCTGGCCGATGCGCTCGCCCAGGGAGGATAACTCGCCCAGGTCCAGCAGCGCCTTGACCCGATCTTCGGATTTATACCAGCCCGCCAGGATAGCCCCGGTGTGGCCCGGATAACCGTCGCTGTTAACCCGGACAGCTCTGATCGAACCGTTCGGCATCTTCATTCCGATCCCCGCCGATGTCATGCCTGCACCTCGACAATTCTGTCCAGGCAGTCCCGAAACTCTGCGATCGTGAAGAAGCTGATCCCGCCGGTTCCATCGGGCCGGAGTTCGTACTGGTCCTTGAGCAGCACGAAGTATAACGGCCGGTCGTAGCCATGATCGACGTCAAAGAAGGTCGGGTTGAACTTGTCGCGGTGCTTCTTCGGGATGTACCGGAAGATCTGTTCGAGGGTGAGCTCCCGGCGCGGGGCCTGGCGTTTCGATTTCAGTTTGGTGACTTTGATTTTCATGGTCTGTTCCTTTCTATTACAGGTAGTGATAGCTCACTTTGCATCCGGCAATTGTGGCCTTGCCGGTTTTTTCCAGCGCTTTTGTGATCGCCAGGCTGTATGTGACGTGATGGCCTGCTTTGCGATTGATGATCGACGCAGCCAGAGCTGCTGCTGCGAATCCCCGGCATATTTCTCCGTCTACGATGATTCCAAGTATTACTCGATTTTCCATTTTCTTGCTCCTTTCAGAGCCGGGGATCGCTCCCCGGCCTCACTGTTATATTAGAAGTTGTAGTCGTAAAAATATCCGCAGGTGTCGCTCAGGGTTCCGAGCTTTTCAAAGGTGGTTTTGCGCTTGCCGGTTTTGGTGGTTTCGTAAAGGAAAATGTAATCACCTTTGATCTCGGCGTTGGGATCGTCCTTCTTGCTTTCCAGCCATTCCTCTTTCATACCTTTGACCGGCAGCGCCAGGGCGACCACCTCGTGCTTGAATCCCCAGATACCATCCTTGTTGCGCTTGATCTGGAAGGGTTTTGCGCCCTTGCGGATCACCGGCTCGGCTTCCGCGAACTCGCGGTTAAGATCCGGGCAATGGGCCGCGAAGCCGCCAGGAATCATTTTCGGTTTGATCCGCTTCTCGACCTCGACTGCCATCGCGGTTCCTTTGACTTCGTCGATCTCGGTGACCAGGTAGCTTTCGACGTCCGTGTAGATTCGCTTGTTGATGTACTTTTTCATTTTGTATCTCCTTGATTTGGTGTTTATTAGTTGTTGCGGAAGGTGGGAAGGCTGAAGGCGTTTGCGACGGCTTTGCGGATCGTCAGGTCTTTGGTGGCGTATCCGCTGCGGATGATGATTTTTTCCTCGCCGGTGGCTTCGTTGACCGCGATCATCCCGCGCAGGGTGATGTCAGCGTAGATTGCGAAGTTGATTCCGGCGACCGTTGCGTTTCCTTTTGCGATTTTCATTTTTATATCTCCTTGATTTTGTTTGTGTTATATCGCTTTGTTTTTCTGTGACATAACATATCATGGAAGTACACTAAAGCCAGTCGAAAAGCAAAGAATTATTAAAATAAAAGTGCTTTATTATCAACTATTTATAGATTTTTAGACTTGCTTTTTCATTACTTCCATGCTCACTCGCCAGAATTCCGCAAAAACGACAAAAAAAGCCCGGCAAAAGGCAAAAGCACAATTACCGGGCCACAGGAGAATTACTTGCTGGGAGTTGAATCTTTCAGCGTTTCCAGGACCTTGTTGGGATCTGCTCCGGCCTCGATCAAATCGACAGCTGCGCCATTGATCTGACGTCCGATCTTCACCTTTAAGGTTCCATCGGTGTTCACGCCGGTCTGCTTTTCGTTTCCAGCGGTTCCGTCCGCAGCCGCCTGGCCGGTCAGTTCCAATTCAACATTGTCCCTGGTAACCGCGCTGAGAATCTTTCCGTAGCGAAGGTTCATGGAGAGCATACAGTTCTCCGGATTGATCCCCACGTCAAAGCCAACCCCGTCTCCGTATTGGATCGCGTTGTGGCCACAGCCGGTGAGGATCACGACGACGGCAAGAGCCGCCACGATAAGGGTGAGATTACGCATTTTCTTTTTTCTCCTTTCTGCGTTTCTTTTCACAAACGGCACATTCGCATGGACTGGTCCACGCTTTCCAGCCGAACTTCTGGCAGATCTTCCCGAAGCGCCGGGCCTGGTTCATCACGATCCAGCGGCGCGGATTATACCATGCAAACTGGTTCTTGGCGACCGTATAACCGTTCTGTTTGAATCTGGCATTTGATTCGTCAAACTTCTCCTGGCTCTGGTCGCTTTCGTGCCATTCGACGTCATGGATCAAAGCCACGACTCCCAGGGAGGGATGCAAGGCGGAGATCGCGTCGCGGAGCCAATCCGGAAACGCGTCTGGCCCGATCCCGTTATAAATGGAGCAGAGTTCCTGCATGTTGTATTTGCGGAGGATCTGACAGTTATCGAGCTGCAGCGACTCCGCCAGTTTGCGCAGCTCTTTGAGTTCTTTCAGTCGGTTCATAATTTTTCCTTTCTGTTATGGTAAATAAATCAAACCTTCGACTGCATACTTGTCTTTTCCCGGTTCACGATTTTTCAGAGCTTCATCCGGCATAAAGCCCGGTTCCATAAGGCAGCCGGTCATAAACGCTTTACCGGAGATTGTTTCAAAGATCGTGAACTCACTCTGGGCCACATGGTTATCCTGAAGCTCGAAAATATTTCTCCAAATCGGCCACTTGCCTTGAAGCCAGACCGCAACAGAACCTCGCGTATTTGCGACGCTCTTGCTGAATCCAGCAGGGAGAATGTTTATTCCGAGAGCCTCAAAGCTCATGTCGTTACGGGCATCTTTTGTCAGACGGAATCCATAAGGAACAGCGGCCGTATCAAAGCCGACGATTCCATACGGAGATATTCCAGGAACCGGCTCATAAACGCCAAGTTCAAGTTCTGCCCTCGGCAGCCAGCTGTCAAGGAATTTTACAGGAGCAACCTTGCCGACGCCACTTGTGCCGGTTCTGCCCATGCAGTTACAGCCCATCACATTATCCATAATGAGAAAGGCGGCATCCTTGTATTTCCGATCTTTGGTAATGAGCCATGCCCAGATAAAAGATCGTCCGCGTGCTTCCGGATGACCAGCGCCCCAGCTGGTATAGAAGAAGTAAGCGTGATTCGGCGGCCAGTTCATTTCGTGATATGCCTGCAGCTCCTGATACTCGTACCAACGTTCTGCACGCGAAAGAACCAGATCGCGCTCCCGTTGAGTGAACGCGGGGAAATACTCCTCCAGCTCCCCAAGCACCAATTCTGTGCAGATTTTTACAGCCCAGGTGTTTTCGTCATAGTTCATTGCAGAATAATGGAGATTATAATTCTCCGCGTTGATATATTTCCCGAAGCGGGGTTCTTTGGTGAGCGCAAACAGGGACGCCGCTGCCAGAACAATGTAAATGTCGGCCCGCTGGCTGTTTTCCTTATAGCTGAAATCATAACCTTCGTTATTGCTGTCAACTTGGTGAAAAACAAATTCGGCAGCGTTCTCCGGGTTGATACCGAAGTTAAAAGCTCTGATTGCAGATTCCGTATAAACAGCCGCTTTTTTCAAAGCCACGTCGTTCCCTACCATCTGCAATGCCCTGGCCAACTTCGCAGCGCATTGAGCATACTCCAGCGAGTCCTTCCTGTTCGGGGTTCCGATATAATACTTTAATTCGGAACGCCACGGCCAGTCAGCTTCGTGCTGCTTTGTCTCGATCCAGGCTGCAATTCCGCCTTCCGGAGTCTGTGCTTTTCGCCACACATCGAGACCCCATTCTGCTTCGGAAAGAATATCCGGAATTGAATTTCCGCTTTCCGGGATATTGAGCTGACCGTCAGAAAAGTTCTGCGGGAAATGAATGTAGGCTTCAATCAGGTCCTTTACAACAATAAAGTGATAAGGCCTGCGGTCGAAGTCGGCAGCATCGAACCAGCCGCCTTTTACATCACGAAATACCCGACCGGTAGCGTTGTTGGGGATCATCGAAAAATGCTTATTCGGAAAAATGGTGTCGTATGTTTGCCCGTCAGAAGTTGTGCAAGATTTGTAATCTCCGTCATCGCAAATGAAATTTGATTCAAAAGTAATTCCATGAGCAATGCCGCTGTACTCCCAATTGGTGAACGGTTTTCTGACTTCGCCACAGCCGGATCGGTGGTGAAACAGTGCTCTGCTGTGCGTGTAAAAAGCGCGTCCCAGCGCGTTGTTCCCGATCTCAAAAACGTGACTGTACCCGACGTCCGGAATATAGATCTGGTAGGTTCCTTCCGTATTGAAGTTGGAAAAATCCAGCTCAAACACTTTCTCTCCGGTCAGCTGATAAGTTACGCCTTCTGCTGAATGGGAATCGCCAGCGTTTCGTTCTTTGATTGTCCCGGTAAAAACCGTTGTTTCAGATTTGGAATCGACAATATAAAACGGTTTACCAGCCACCACAGAATTGACTGTATGAGTTCCGCCTGTTCCGAGCCATTGTCCCCAATAGGCATATTTACGACCGGCTTCGGGGCTATATCCCTCCTGGTTTACTTTAATGCTGGAACAATAATGCTCTTTGCCATAAGTGAACTCAACTGTATGTCCGAACCAGCTGACCTGGTGTGTTGAACCTTCGGCCATGCCTTCCGGAAGCTGCAAATATGCAAAATGAACAATATCTGCAACGTCCGCTTTTACGAAGTCTGTTCCATCCAGCGCGTCCGGAATATACATTTGCCCGGTTGAGTTTTGCCAGCGGCCCAGCATAACCGGCTCCTTACCGTCAACTTTCCAGTTTTCCGCGAGGTCCAGCCGATCAACAAGCATGGGTACATAATCCCGGTACAAATCCCAGAGATCATACATATAATAAAAGGTTCGCTGCCATGCCTGAACGTAACCGTTCCGGAAGTTTGTTTCGACTGCATCCAAATTCGGGAACTCCGTTTTCAATTGCTGAATTATCGCCTCCCGGAAACAGCAGCCGACCGCAATGGTACGGTTATCAATGAGAAAAACCTTCATGTGCGGAGCCAGGTCAATATTTGTCTGATCCGAAGGTTTAATTCTCGTTCTGCCGTTTCTTTCAACAAGTTCTGGTCTGGTGTTTCCAGTGCCGCCATCATCGTCGAAGGTCAGTCCGATAAGTGAACATTCCTTCCGAATGTCGGACAAAGGCAAAACTCCGCTGAAAACTTTGATTTCGTCAACAACGTCGGGTGTCGCGCTGGAGGCTTCTGCGTTATTGAGGAAACTTATGGAGAACATTCCTCTGCCCAACGGAACCGCAGATTGATCCTCTGTCCCTCCCGTCAAACGAGCTTTGACCAGACTTTCGCCCTGCAAAACACCGTCAATATAGAACTTCGCCAACCGGATTTTAAACCCGTTGAAATAGTCCACATATTTCGTATTTGTCAGGGTTTCGGAGTAATTTACGTCCGGCGAAATGTAGGTAATTGTGCCATATTCGTTCTGGGAATAATCAACAATAAACCTGGAGTCTGTTTTCGGATTAAGAACCTCTGTCATGGTCAGCGCCAAGTGATGCCAGTTATAATCCACACGATCTTTGGCCGTAGTTTCCGGTTTGGTCGTAGCAGCTCCCAATGGGAGAGCGCACTTCGGCTGTGCATAATCCCAGGAAATGGCGAAGTGGTGACCATCGGTAAAGTTATCAGTCGTCGGATCGGAAAAACCGACCGTTCCATGACGTTTGAATTTACCGGATAAAGCGAGAGAAATTCCGCTTTTGTCGTTATACCATGCGGGCGTGTACGGGAACGTGTAAAAGTTACAGTCACCGTCGATACTTTCAACGGCTCGCAGAGCTTTGCCATTGCCGATCCCGTCTGTAAACTCAGAACCTTCGTAAACAGTCTCTGGGGTTTTCTTTGTTTGTTCGAACGTAAAGCCGCTAACTTTATCCGCCAAATTGGAGTCGTCGAAGGACCACCACGCAGATGGCGTCAAGTCGGAAGCCGCGTATTTGATCCCGTAAAAGCTGAACACCTGGGCTTCGCAACTTTCATGTTCAGGCGTAAAGGTGAGTCGGTATTTTTCGTACCCATACTGCGTTGGGACCGGGACGTCAAAAATCAGCGTTTTAGAACCATAATGAATCTGGTCCGCATAGGCCGAACAGTCAAAGTTGGAGGAGCTTGAAATGCGCCAGCCAGCATTTTCAGGGAACGGGCGAACCGTAATTTTCAGCGGCTCGCATTTCTCTTCGGAACCGTTAATGACCGGAACAGGGTAAACTGCCGAAAAATCCGGATCAATCTTTGTGAGCATGCTGTTGTCATAGTTCGTTTCGATCCGCAAATTCAGCGCAGGGTTCGGATAAACTTGTTCAGACGTTCCGTCAGAATATCGAACAATGCGTTTGATTTCTGCTTCCGCACCATCGGCATGGGACAAAACCTTTCTGAAGTTGCTGATCCGGTTTTGATTCAAGTGGTTAATCATACTGTATCCTCCTGAAAAACAATAAATTCCGCATTGCCTGTGGCAGAGAACTTATTGCCGTTGTGAATTTTAATCATATTCTGTCGCCGCTGGGGATTGGCATTTTTTACCCCGGCAACGTTCCCGGTTTGAGCGCTGTCAAATGCTATAGCGATTGTACTGCCGGTAACAGAAATAACTGCAGCCTTTTTGCCCTGAAGCTCGATATTTCCTGTTACGGAAAAATTGTCACCGGTCAGGGAATTGACTGCTGTGTGGGAATGATCTGCTGAAACCTTGTTTGCAATGTTCTTTTCCAGATCTTGTACGTCTGAAATCGGATGCCGGTGTTCGGAGTTTGCAAACGACATATTTTCAGCGGAAATATGGAAAGCGAAGTCCTTGTCTGGGTACTGCCCGTTGATCGTATATAGTATGCTCATAGCCACCTCAATCAAGCAGAAAAACAAGGTACGAAACGCCGGGGTCTTTGGGGTAATTATCCCATTCGCTTTGCGTGCCGGTGAAAAACTGTAAAGTTGTTTCCTTCGCCGGGTTTGAATCCGGAACGCTGGCCGCTACATCCTCCGTAAAAGGTTCTCCGGTAATTGAAATAACATTACCGACAGATTCGATAATCACGTTGTCGCTGCCCTTCAGCATGACAGAATCTGTAACCGAATTGTCGCCCGCAGAAATCGTGCGTACAAGCTCGTGCGTATGATCCTTGTCGGCTTTATCTTCCAGCGCTTGTTGCAGGTCATCGACTTCGCTGATTTCATGGGAGTGATCTGCTTTTGCAGCTCCGATACTTTCTGCTGAAATCTGAAAGTTCCCGTTCTCGTCGGCTTCTGAACCGTTGACCGTATAAGTCAGGTGTCCACCTTGCCCTCCGGGAGAGCTGCCAGAATCAACTTCTCTCATTGCCCCAAGAACTGAATCATATTTAATGTCCGCCATATTATACCTCCCTTGTCTGGTTAATCGGAATATAAGCAAGCTGCTCGCGCTGATTCCAGGAGCCGTAGCCCCATTCAACGACGGTCTCATTGCCTGTTTTGGTAATTCTGTGAATTGGGCATTGTTCCCCGTCATCGTAACAGATGTAGGTCACGCTGCCATTTTCATAAATTCGGTAAGGCTGCAACTTCCTGCGCTGAAAAAACACGCTGGTCGCGTCAAATCCGTAACAATCAATTTGCATTTGCTTCCTCCTGGTTTTGGATAACTTTTGTTTCGGCTTCGGAATAAGTAAAGGTCGCGCCTTCAACGTCAACTGCGTCGTCGAAGATCACGCCAGTCTCATTCTGAATGATCTGTTTGCCTTCATCGCTGAAGGTCCGGTAGAGCTTGGTCCCATCGGCCAGCTCAAAACAAAATTCCTTTTTGATCGCCATTTGATTACTCTCTTTCTTTCATGTGGTTTGCGTAATTGCTCCAATTTGAGGCCGTTTTATAAGCTGTTAAAACTGTCCTGTCGGTACTTTTTGGAACCCAGATCACACAGGAGTTTGGAATATCGTTAAAGACGTTTGAGCTGGTCAGATTCGGAGGAGTCGTCCGGTAACAGTAATAATCCCGCATTGCGCGGCAGTATCGAAACGAACCCGACCGGATTGTCGCAATATCCGCATGGAACTTTACTTCGGTCAGCCTGTAACATTCATAAAAGGCCTCGTCGCCAATATGGGTGATGCGTTCCGGGATCTCGATGGATTCCAGAGCATAGCACCGATAGCAGAGTCCATTTGGAATACTGGTCCAGTTTTCCGGAATCGTGATCTTCCGCAGGTTTCGGCAGGTGTGGAAAACATAGCCACCACAGCTGGTGATTGATCCAGGCAGGCGAACTTCCTCGATACCAAAACACTCGTTGAACGCGTATTCGCCTAAGTTCGTCAGGTTATCCGGGAGCCGAAGATCGTGCAGAGGATAACAGTAACGGAACGCATATTCTCGAATATTCGTCAGCGTGTTCGGAAAATGAACGTAACTCAATGAATGGCAATATTGAAATGCGCCATAGTCGATCCGTTCAACTCCGTCCGGAACTGTTACGCCATCGAGGACATAACAGTAATTGCAAACGCTCTCTGGAATCACCGTAATGGAATCAGGAAACACGATCCGCGACAAAGCATAACAGTATTGCATGGAATATCGGCCAATGGTCGTCAACGAATCCGGGAACACTATTGCCACCAGAGAGCGACACTCATAAAAGATCTGTTCGCCCATATTGGTCAAGGATCGGTCCATTGTGACGGTCCGCAGGCCATATTTATACTGGAAAGCGTAGTTCGACATCTGCCGAACATCGGCGATCCGGGCCGCGATCAAATAATAATTTCCGCTGCTTCCCTGGCAGAAATAATCCGGGATATACCAGGAGCCGCCGCTGGAGATCTTCATTTTGATCGTATAGGTTCCGTAATCCTCGTAAGTAAAACTGACGGTCTGTTTGCCTGTTGAGGAAATCTCGTCGGTGCTGCCATTGCCCCAATCAATGGTCAACGTCCCGCTTTCTATATAAGGATAGAAAGTCACCGTCAACCCGGTGGGGATTTCCATGCGGACGTCAAACTCACAGGCCCCGCTTTTGGTGGTAAAAATCGCACCAATGTCCCGGTGGCCATGAATATTGTTCAGAGCGCAGTTCCAGCCCTGAAAGATCATCCCTTTGTGCTGGGGATCTTCTGGCGGATTTGCTGACTCTCCATCGGCCACATACATGGTTTTCAGAACGGTTCCGTCGTAATCAATAAAACGGACTCGGAAGCCGAACTCCTCCGGAAGCAGGTTATCAATAGCAGCGGCATACTCGGAGAGTTTTTCATTCACCAGCGTTCCGCCTTTCGCGTTGATCGCACGTTTGATCTCTTTCTTTGCGTTCGAAATCCTTGTTATTTCGTCAAGAACACTCATATCAAACCTCCTTCAAAAATTCTTCCAGACCGAACAGAATATTTCCCAACTCCTGCAAGGCCGCTTCAACGTTGTCACTGGCAAAATATGAGCCCTTGTCGGCGATCTTGATATTGTCAGCGGAGTCAATAATAAACTTGATCCAAAGGCCCGCGAAATCGCCAGCAACCAGGCTTTCTGCCGGTTTTGTCGTTGTCAAAACAGCCAGATATTTGTGGTTGTTGGTCCAATCGGTAACGTCCTGAATAAAGCCGGTTCCGTCTGCTGCTGTTGCAAAAACAACATACGTGAACCAGGTTTCTGCGTCCTGTCCGGGATCGCCCTTCGCGCCGGTCAACATACCGTAACAGTCGCTCCAGCCTGCGCTCGCAGCCGATCCGGATGACCAGATTCTGGCATCACCATTCAACCGCATCCGGAAGAAGCGATCCTGGGGAGTCTGAACTTCGTGCCACTCTTGACTAAGTTCCGACTGAGTTTCGGAAAAAATCAATTCCAATCCGGCAGAGCACAGCGCCCGCACCTGGGCTTCGTTCAGATACTCGCTCTGAATCTCCGTAGGATTGCCGGTGGAGCTGATTCGATTTCGGACTGTGAAGCCTTTAATCTGCAAAACGAACACTTCGTTCCCGGCTTCGTCGAATCCGACCAGCTCGCCATTGAGCGTTGCTACGCTTTCCTGGGTCCCCAGAAGTGTGTTTAATTCTTCGGTATTCATACTCCGAATCGGGATAGAGAACTCCGAAAAGGTAAATTCCACCTCATTGATCGTCTCTGTAATACTCTGAACGGAGATTTCGCTATGCTCTGCTACCAGGACATATTTGCTGGTTGAATCGAAATCGTCGTCCATAACAAACTGCCAGGTCGGGATGCTGGAAAGCTCTGCCAGCGGGTACGGATCTGCGTTGTCAGCGTTGGCGAACACCCGCATTTTCAGGCAGGCGGAAACGCCGCGCGTCAACGTCGGGGCCGCTGCGTTCTGGGCGTTTGCGTAATCCCGAACTGCGCCCAGGGTGCTTTCAGCATTGACATAAAATGTTAAAGTTTGCATTTACAACTCCTTTTCATACTTTGATTTTCCCGGAAAGAGCTTGAATAATCGCTCTCTCAAACCTCCGAAAAAAGCTCTGTCATTATATCCGCAGAGGATTTTTGAGAGCTTTGCATCTTTTCCGGCGACCTCTGTTTCACAGGTCCGCTTGAAGATCGCCTGGTCAAATCCGCCAGTGATTCCCAGAAGCCCGAAAAACAGGGTATTGATCGTGTAGCCGATACCTGTCTGGTAATCGACGTTCCGCATTGCCCGGAGCAGCTTTCGCGTTGGAAAACGCTGCGGGGTGTGTGATTCATAATTATGCGGGAGGTGCAATCCGTGAGCTTCGAAATACTCAAAAGTTCTCCGAACCCGCCTCTGCCAAATGCTCCCGGTCTCTGAAAAATCAGCCTTACATCTTGAATTGAATACTGGCGGCAAACTCTCAAAGTCAAATTCAGAGAGCAAAACGCTGTCGTCACAGCTCCAAACAAACTCCGGAGTAACGTCGTCAGAGGCGATAGCGGCCAGCACTTTTCGGATAATGTTTCCGTCTTTGTTATGCTTTAAGGGATCATCCATCCGGATAATCCGCACATTGGTCAGCCAGGCGGGAGGATCGGAAGCAACGACAATGACGTTCCTGATCCCGCGCCCATACTTTTCCACGCTCCGTAAAAAGATGCGGAGCTCGTCATTTTTGCTCTTACTACCTCCGCCCAGAGGGATTATAAGGTCAATCATGCAGCTCCTCCAATCTTCTCAGAGCTTCCGGGTAATCTTTGTAAAACAGCTCTCGTGTCTCTCTGCGGAGATTTTCGAGCTCTTGTGCAATACTCCCGAACTCCTTGTCGCGGACTTCTTCGATCACCACAGCCAGATCCCTGAGGCGGAGCGCCGTTTCACGGTGACTGAATTTCAGGTGGTCAGCGGCATCGCGCAGCTGGGCTGAAACGTAGTCCCGGTTGTCGTCCTCGTAGGTAAACTCCTGCCATTTCGACCAGGCTGCTTTGACGTGCTTTCGCGCGCAGGTTGTGCATTGATCGAAAGCGGAAGTCCGTCCGACCGAAACACCATTTTTGCCATGACAATTGCAGGCCATTATTCAAACTCCTCGTCGTTATGTAGTGAAAGGTTCCTGGCAGATTCGATTTCAACGGTCACCAGTTCTTTTTCGTTGAGCCTGGTGCGTCGGATGCGCTCTGCCTGTACGATTTGCCGGTCCTCAAAGCCGGTCCCGTTGCGCTGGGCATAGAAACATTTGTCCTTCCAGAACGCGGCTTTGTACGCCGGTACTCCGTCCGCTTCCAGCGAATACAGTTCGTTCTTGCCAGTCAGATAAATCCGGGAGAAGATCTCACCGGTGAAGGTCTGGCCGGAAATGTAAAGTTTCGTCGGACAAAAGGGGTCGAAATCGACCCGGTAAAGATACTCAGCATCGTTGAGGGTAATTTTCAGGACTTTACCGGGTTTCTCAATTACCAAAGGCCCATGCCTCGTAGCGTGAACCAGCGTGTTTTTCTGAAGGAATCCCACGTCTGCCGGGCAAAGGATCACCGGCAATGTTCCGGCATCCAGATCGCAGATGTGATACAAACGGAACATCCGGCTGCTTTCGGCTCCACCCGCAACAAAGGTCAGATGCCATACGCCGTCGATACATTCGGCTGCGGGCGAACACTCTGTCGCGTCCTCCGGCAAACCGGTATTGATCCGAACCCAGGCCCCGTTTTTGAACTGGTGGATTTTCCACTTTCCGCCGATCATAATGCAACAGAACAATCTTGGCTGAAAGCCGTTCTGCGGATCGGGAGCAGCGAATGGCATGTGTGATTTTATGTTTTCGTCAAATTTGAACATATTATTCTCCATCCGGACAAGGCCACTTGATATTGCCTTCTTCATCCGGGCATCCTTGTTGAAGTTCCATAAATCCGTCGTAACTGTACGTCGAGCAATACTCGTCTTGCAGCCCGACCAGTTTTCCGCACTCGTCGATACTGCCGTTCCCGTAGTGAGAACCGCCGCAGTCGCGGGGATCTCCGACTTCGATGAGCCGCCAATAGAAGCCGGGAGTTCCGACTTCATTTCCCTGGTACGGGGTCAAATCCCAGCATTTTTCGTCCTCGTTTTCAGAGGAACCGTTGAGTTTTTTGCTGGCAATTACCATCGGTTCGCAGTCACATGGGCACTTGGGGTAAAGGAAAACCTCGCCTCCGCGCATTATGACCTTTCCGTTTTTAAGCCAAACGCTGCCGTTAGATGACATTTAATCCCCCTAACATCATGTGGTAATTCTCGCTGATCGGACCATGCTGCTCCTGGATCACCGAGTATGCGCCGTTTTTATAAATCAATCGTGCAATCAGCCTGCGGAGCTTTCCGTCTGTCGGAGTCGGATAACTGGTCTGCATCCGGAAGGAAACGCCAGAGCCGCCGCTTTCGAGGTAGATGTACATGTTCTGTTTCTGCTGCCAATCCTTAAAACAGCACCGGGGAACATTTACGCGCCGGGTTCCCATGTCGATAAAGCCACAGGAAGAAGCGTCGTAATCGGCCCCGTCGACGATCGCCAGCATGAGCCCTTCATCCTCGTCAACGTCACCACTTGAGCTGGAAGAATCGTCATCCGAACTCGATGAGGAGCTGCTGGAAGAAGAACTCGAACTACTGGAGCTCGACGAGCTGCTTGACGAACTGGAACTGGAACTGCTGCTGGAACTGCTGCTGGAACTGCTGCTGGAACTGCTGTCGTCTGGCGGATCATCGGAGGAAGAATCCGGATCGTCTGGGTCGTCGCTGCCAGAAGAATCATCCTTACAACTTCCTACCGGATAAAGCACAAGCCTGCCATTTGAAAGACCCAGGATTCCGCTTCCGCCCGGCCAGTCAGGTTCATCGCTGGAACTGGAAGAAGAACTGGAACTGCTGGATGACGAACTACTGGAACTTGACGAGGAACTGCCCGAAGAAGAGCTGCTCCCGGAGGAGGAACTTGAGCCGGAACTGCTGGATGACGAGCTGCTGGAACTTGATGAACTTGAGCTGCTTGACGAGCTGGAATCCGACTCATCCCCATCCGGAACTCCGCCTTTTGTAAACATAATTACAGCTTTGAAATACCCGCGATACCCAGGCTCCGAAAACTGCATAATGCCAACTTTACCGTCGCCATAGAGTAATCGCGCCGGGCTGCAAGGGACAGCAGCGAACTCCTCGGCGGCTCCCTTATCCGTTAAGATCGGGGCCACACAATCGCCGACTTTCGCCTTCGTTTTGATCGGGACCAGTGAAATTCCACCAATAATGCAATCTCCGAGGCCGCCAGCCGGAAGCTCTGTGGGGAGGATTCCCCAGGTCTGCGAGCTTCCGTCATAAGCGATACAAGGGAGAACACCGGTCGGGGATTCTTTTTCACTGAGCATGTCAATGGTCACCGCTGATCCGGCAGGGAGCGTATCACCAGAACTGTTCCAAACAGAAATGCGCAGACTGCTGTTGGCAGAACCTTTGGTGTTCCGGCCTCCAATTCGGCTGGATGCGTTGACCAGGTCTCGAATATTGTTCTCCAGAACCGAGTTCGGCTGGAAGGGATCGCCCCGGTTTACATGAGGGAAAAATGCCATATCTCACCTCATATTCCCAGACTTCCAAAACTGTCGGTATAACAGACTTCAGCCTTGTATATCTTCTTGACCTTTCGGACGCGCTCGCCATTTTTTACTTCGTCGTCAGTCAGTGCCCAGATATATTCAAAGCCCTTCTTCGACCCGACGCTATGACCGGCGACAGTGGCTTTGCTCTCATTCAGACGGATCGCAAAGTGGAAACTTACGTTCACCTTTTTCGACCCCTTTGTCGGCGCGGAATAAGAACAGCCCAGGAACATAACTTCCCCGCTGGACCAGCCTTTGAAAGATCCGCTGTTAACCTTGCCAACAAGCTCGGCTACTTTGCGTTTCCAACTGGTCCCGGTAACCTTGCTTTTGCTCATTGCTTTAGTGTACGTTTCCCGAAGTTCGCCAATGGAAACGTCAACACCGGCAGCTTCACTTTCGCTGCCATCTTTGCCGTTCCAGCCAATCGGAACTGCCGCCGCTGCGCTTGCGGAATCTTTGCTCTGCCCGTCAGCGGCATATACGCAGGTTTGTTCGATCGCCTGAGTCATGTGTTTTGTCCCGGCCGAACAGTCAAAACTGACCGTCGCTTCGTCGCTTTCGTCGCCACTGTCACCACCGGAGGATGTTGATTCGGAGCCATATTTGACTTCGATCTTCCAGGTGTTATCCGTCAGACGTTCGGAAATTGAAACGGACTTTTTCGGGATCGAGGAGTATTCTTCCGGAGCTGCGTTGTAAGCCGCTGAGCATGCCTCGGTGTCAACTTCCGTTCCCGTAACAATATAATGAACTGTCGCGGCGCTGGAGGAGTGAGTTCCGGAGCCTTGTTCGAGCTCCAGATCCACCGCGTCCCACGCCTGCGTTACTGTAATTGCCATTGTGATCTCCTGTTAATTGTAACTCAATGTCGCCGGAGCCGTTCCCGACTTCATGCGTTTGAGTTGACGGTTTGTTTCTTTTGTGTTGGCAACGATCGCCTCGGTCGCTTTGGCCGTTCTTTCCTGGGCCGATCCGCCTCCACCGAGCAGCGCATCCAGCTCCTCGGCGCTCCATGCACCGACAGCCTTCCCGCTGGTGGATGATAAACCGGCAGCCGCCTGTTCGGTCTGTGCTGCGGCCGCGTTTGCCCGTTCCTGGTCAGCTTCAACAGCGGCAGCTTTTTCTGCTGCCCGCTGTTTAACTTCGTCCATCGCGCCTTGCCATTCCGCTTTCGCCGCATTGATCTCCGCAGTGGCCTCTCCGACAGCCTGGTTATATTTGCGCTGGTTTTCGGCAATTTCGTCAACCATCGCATCTTCCACGCCCTTGACGGCACTGTCCCATTCGGAAGTGTCGATCGGTTTGTTCGCTTCTGCAAGCCCGGCGTCAGCTCGCGCTTTGTTCTGGTTTATTTTTGCCAACATCGCGTCATCCAGACTCTTATTGGCTGCGGTCCATTCCGCATTGAGCGCATCGAGCTCCCGCTGGGATTGACGTTCCGCATCGGAGGATTGGCGTCTCCGGGCATCCCGGCGACGTTGATATTCCCGTTCAACAACAGCAATTTCAGCGTTGACTTCTTCTTCCGAATCAAACAGCCCCTTTGTGCGAATCCACGCTTTCTGGATTTCCAGAACCGTTTTTTCAAAGGCTGTCACGATACCGTCCCAGATGTAATTCCAGGCTTTCTGCATAGCATTTCCAATATATTTCAGACCGTAAAGAAGGCCGTACCAGAGGTTATTTCCCAGCTTCAGGATCGAAGTTGAAACAACTGCCCAGGAGTCATCCAGGAAGTTGACCAGCGGATACCAAACCTTCAAGATGCAGTTCCAGAGATATTTGAAGCCATAAAGCATGCCATACCAGAAGTGATATGCGCCTTTGAGGATTGAGAAAATAATAATGGTCCAACTGTCAGAGAGAAAGTTGCTCAACCCGTACCAGGCTTTTTTGATCGGGAAAATTCCCTGAAGCCAGACGACCTTCAAAGCAGACAAACCGACTTTTGCGGCCCCGGCAAGGTCGCCGGATGCCAGCGCGATCTTTATGACTTCCCAGGTTTTTCCAACGACCTCTTTGATCCCGGAAAACGCAGTTTTGAAATCAGAGGCCATACCTTTTACTGAATCTGCACAGATGTCCCATGCGCCGGTCAATTTCCAGACAACTGCAATTAAAGCACCCAGCGCTACACCGACCAGAACGGCCGGACTTGAGATCGCTGTCCACATCGCCAGAGCAACAACTTTGACGCCGATCATCACAGCTTTAAGAGCCGTAAAAATGGCCATTAACCCCTTTATAGCGGCGATAGGAGCCAGCACAGCGACTTTTAACACAGTAAACGCAGTGCTCAACGTTCCGACTGCAAAGGCCACCGCTTTGAACGCCAGCCCCAGAGCAATCAAAGCTGCGCCCGCTGCCAGCATCCCGGCAACGATCTTGACGGCCATAATTACCACGCCCTTGTGAGCTGCGATCCACTCGGCAACCTTTGTCAAAACATCGGACATCCTTTTGATATAGGGTCCCAGCGCTTCACCGATGATTCGGCCTATGGCGATCTGGCAACCTTCCACCGCTGACATAAAGATTCGGAAAGCACCTCCGATACCGGAGTCCATTTCCTCGGCTGTCTTGGCGGCTGTACCATTTACGCCCTGCAACTTCCTGATAAATTCGTCAAGTTGCTGAATATTGCCTCCCAACTGGAGACCGGCCAGAGATCCGCGCAGGTCGAAGATTTCCTCTGCAAATCCCAGGCGTTGAGCAGTCGGCATAGCGGCCATCGCTTTTGCAATTTCCGCCATGATGTCCGGCATTGCCCGGAGGTTTCCATTGGCATCGGTAGTGGCGATTCCCATAGCTTTGAGCTTCGCTTGGATCTTGGTGTTCGCAAACTGGCTGTATGCTTTACGCAGCGCTGTTCCCGCCAAGCTCCCCTTGATACCCATGTTGGCCAGCACACCCAGAGCTGCTGAAACGTTGGTGATTGAGTCACCGGCAGCGGCAGCCTGGGGACCGGCCATTTTCAGACCTTCAGACAGGTCCGTCAAGGTTTGCGCTGATCCGTTAGCCGTTGCTGTCAGGATGTCTGCCACGTTTGCCATCTTTGAAGATTCAATTCCGAACACTCGCATATTATTAGCGGCGATCTCCGCAGCCTCTCCAAGCTCTGTGCCGGTAGCTCTGGAAAGGTTCAACACAGCGGGGATTGCGGCCTCGATCTCATCTGGTGAGAAACCCATGCGGCCGAGCGCCGTCATCCCGTCCGCCACCTGTTTCGCTGTAAAGCTGGTGGTCCGTCCGAGCCTTTCAGCAACTTCCGTCAGGGATTTGAACTGCTGTTCCGTTGCTCCAGTAACGGCTTTAACCATCCGCATCTGGTCGTCGAAATCAGCAAATGTCTTTGTCGAATATGCCAAAGGAGCTGCTGCCAGCGTTGCCACCGTTACAAGGTTCTTTCCCACGCTTGTCATGGAATTGCCGAAGTTACGGAGCTTCGCCTGGGCTGCTTTCAGCCCTCTTTCGAGTTTGGTCTGGTCGAGCATCAATTCGACAAATGCGCGACCGGCTCTAACATTTCCGGATGCTCCACTCATACCATTTCTCCTTTTCGTTGTTTGCACCAAATGTCACGCAGGATTGATAGCGGAGCTTTCCCCGCGTGCTTTTTATTGGTATAGGGATTGAATTCAGAGGCGCTCACCGCCTTGCTCTTTTTTGGATCACGCATGACGTTGACGATCATCGCCATGAGATTTGAGGTCTGCGCCCATTCCAGTTTCCCGCGTCCGTCTGCCATTTTCAGCAATTCACGCAGGGTGAAAGGATCTGGGTTTATTCCGCAGATTCCGGCTGCTTCCCAGATAATCCGGTCAACCTCTCCAGCTCGGAGACCATGTTTTTTTCGAACTCCCCGTCCGCCATTATTGCGTCCAGGCGCTTCCGGGCAATCTCCTCGAAGCGACGAGTTGCTGAAAGAATCTTCTGGAAAGCGTTTCGCTTCGGGGCCGGGAAAAAATCAATGATCTCATCGAGCAAAGCAGTCGTTGCATGTTCGATCGCATCGCCTGCCATCGCCATACCAAAATCTTCGTCGGTCACACCTTTTTGATCGCACTCTGCCTTGCAAACTGCGTAAAGGACGTCTACGAGCAGAACCGGATCGCTGGACAACTGTTCGAGCAGTTTCGTGTCGGGATTATTGTTTTTGTCCAACTCGACAATGGCTGTCAGGTCGACTCCGCAGAGCGCTCGGACTCTTTTAATTGCGGCTACATTTACAGCCAAAGTCCAAACGCGACCAGTGTTGTCAGTAAAAGTTTTCATGCAAATTTTTCCTTTGAATTATAAAGATTTTTTTCTTAAAAACGCCCCGGCTTTTGAGCTTCGGAGAGAGGCTTCCGGGGCTCGCTGTTACTTCCAGACCGGCGCTCTGGTTGAAGCTGTCGGTTTCGCAGTAACGGAAACAGTCAGCGCTTCTTCAAGCGGCTGTTCCACCGAAAAGCCGGTGATCGAAAAGTCCGCGTCGAGACCATGCTCGTTTCCATCTGTGATAAACAGTGCAATCGGGGTGTTGGAAAAGTATGCCTCCTGAAACGCAGTAAAGTCTGCATCCTCGGTATCGTACAGAATACCAAATTCCAGGGATGCTTCTTTCAACGTAGCAATAGATGCCTTCCAGCCCTGAGTGGCGCGAGTGGTCACGTCGGCTTCGCCGGATTCCAGGTTAAGTGTGAGGTCTTTGACGTTCTTTACTTCGGTGGAACCGGTCGAACCGGCAGCGCCACGAAGAAGAACAGCATCAAGTCCAAGTACAACTGCCATAATAAATTCTCCTTGAGGGTTATGGTTTTACAGAATCTTCCCACAGTTTTGGAAGTTGTGGGGCTACCTTTTGAAGCGTCGGCCCCATCAGCGGGCGCTTCGGATATTTCCGGCGACGGTAGATGCCGCCGAA